TATTTGGTATTAACGGTTCCGAAGTCGCCCGCATCGACACCAGCGGCAGGCTCGGCATCGGCATGACGCCTACCGTTCCTCTGTCTGTTCTTGGCCCGGTTTATGCAACCGGCGCAATTGCCGCTTTTAGGGGGCCGAATTCAGGGCCTTGCGGAATAGATTTTACAGTTGCCGCTGGTGTGGTTGCCTCTATCAAGTTTGATAACACAACAACACTCACGGGCAATGCAAATTCTATACAGATTAGTACTGGTGCCGGATCTATTTCTTTTGCTAACGGCGTCACCGAACTTGGCCGCTTCGACACCGGCGGCAATCTGCTGGTGGGTACGGCAAGTTCTTCTGATAGACTGGTCGTTAACGGTAACAACGGTATCCGCGTAAGTGGTATTTCAACAGGAAACCGCGCTCTTTATATTCCTTCTGGCGATATTCTTTTTGACAACCCCAGCGCACGTTCCGAAGTCCGTAACGACGGAAACAGCTCAAGCGAATTGCGCCTGTCAGGGCGCGGGTTTGTTACCGTTTATACTGGTGGCTCTGGTTTAGGCACAGGCAGCGAACGCGCCCGCATAGACTCCAGCGGCAATCTTCTTTTGGGAACCACAACTGCTCAAGCACTGTTGACCATTAAAGGTGCTACCCAGATTATCGGAACGGGTTCTAGTACTGCTGGTGGTTCGGGACCAAGTAGCGGGAAGATTACTAAACAAGCCTCTAGCTCGACATCTACAAATAGTGTCACCGTAACTGGTACTGGTTTTAGTAACGCGGCTTGGGTAAATGGCGTAATAAAAATTACGGCTGCTGGCGGAACTATTTACAGCAGCAATCAGAGCGGCATTTTCGCCGTCTACAGTTTTCAGGGGCTTGCTGGTACTGCGCCACGAAACTTTACCCTAATGGGTACTGCCATGACAGCCGGGGGCTCTATAACAATATCGTTTGCCTCTTCTACGTCAGAGACCCTTGTAGTTACTGCGAGTATGTCTGATGGGAGCGTCCCCGGTTCAATACCCTCCCAAAATATGAGTATGACCGTTGAAGTAGACTACGGCTATCCCTTCACCTTATCCTAACCGCCTCGCAGCACTGGAGAATAAATAATGGCTAACACATACACATGGCTTGTCGAATATATGTCCTGCTACCCGGAGGCTGACGGCGAGACGGATGTCGTCTTCACCGTGGGCTGGCGCTGTAACGCCACGGACGGCACCTATAGCGCCACCCAGTATGGCACCGTGAGCGTCCCTTACGTTGCGGGTGACCCCTACACCCCCTATGCCGATCTGACCGAAACTCAGGTACAGGGCTGGGTCTGGGCTAACGGCGTCGATCAGGCGACCACAGAGGCCGCGCTTGCCACCAACATTGCCAGTCAGGTAAATCCCCCTGTCGTAACCCCACCACTGCCTTGGGTTACGCCGACACCAATTCCCCCGCTATAATCAGGAGCTTCTATGAACCTCGAACTCACTATCGAACAGGTCAACATCATCATGCAGGCACTGGGTAACGCCCCCTACATCACGGTCGCCCCGGTGATTGCCGAAATCCAGAAGCAGGCCGCTCCGCAGGTTAACCCGGCCCCGGAAGCCCCCTGAACGAAAGCCCGTGGACATCGACCACCGTCCCTGCGGGTGCTAAGATCGGCACCGCAGCCCCCGAGGGCTTCCCGAACCCCGTGGGCGGCAATTTCCCGTAGACCGGCCCGCAGAACGACAAAGGACTTAGAACATGGCAAATACCTTCAAGAACGGCGTCAAGGCCAGCGTCACCACGGTGCAGACGGTCTACACCTGCCCCGGCGCCACCACGGCCACGGTCATAGGCCTAGTAGTCGCCAACGCCGCCGGCGCCGACACCACGGCCACCGTCAAGGTGATCGACAGCTCGGCCGCCGTCACGGCCAACTTGTGCTTGGTCACCCCGGTGCCCGCGGCGTCTAACCTGAACGTCCTGAACAACAACAACCGCGTCGTGCTCGAGGCGGCCGACAGCATCACCGTCACCTGCGCCGCCGCGTGCGACGTGGTCGTCTCCGTGATGGAGATTTCCTAATGACCGGCGAGCGCATAGGCAACAGCAACCAGTTCCTGCAGATCAGCGGTGTTGTCAGCGCGCCCGCCTACTCATGGGCCAGCGACAACGACACTGGCCTCTACCGCATCGGCGCCAACAACATCGGCGTGGCCGCCAGCGGCGCGAAGGTGCTGGACATTTCCAGCGCGGGCCTGACCGTCACGGGCGCCCTCTCGGCCACCACCGTGTCCTTCAGCAACGCCCTTCCGGTGGCTAGCGGCGGCACGGGCGTTACGACTTCTACCGGGACGGGTAATACTGTCCTGTCCACCAGCCCGACGCTGGTTACCCCGATCCTCGGCACCCCGACTTCCGGTAACTTGGCGAACTGCACGGGTATCTCCCTGACCGCTGGTGTCTCTGGCACACTTCCGGTTGCTAACGGCGGCACGGGCGTTACGACTTCTACTGGATCGGGCAACGTGGTCCTGTCCACTAGCCCGACGTTTACTACCCCGCTCCTCGGCACCCCCACTTCCGGTAACTTGGCGAACTGCACGGGTGTCTCCCTGACCGCTGGTGTCTCTGGCACTCTGCCAGTTGCCAACGGCGGCACGGGTTTAACCACGACACCATCCAACGGCTTCGTAGACATCGGCAACGGCACGGGCTTCACCCGTGCAGCTATTACTGCGGGTTCGGGCGTTACGGTCACTAACGGCGCTGGCACCATAACTATTGCGGCCACAGGCAGCGGCGGTACGGTTACGTCTGTCGCCACTTCTGGAAGTGTAAATGGCATTACTCTGACTGGTGGTACAATTACTTCTACCGGCACTATAACACTGGGTGGTACGCTTTCCGGTGTTAGCCTGACAAGTCAGGTTACGGGCACTCTACCCGTTGCCAACGGCGGTACTGGTGGTACGTCACAGGCTACGGCACAGTCTGCGCTTGATGTCCCCTCGCGTGGCGGTTCCGGTGCCTCGGGCACTTGGGGTATCAACATCAGCGGTAATGCTGCGACGGCCAGCAATATGGCCTATTCGGGCCTCACCGGAACTGTTCCTACTTGGAACCAGAATACAACTGGCAATGCTGCGACGGCTACCACAGCCACTACGGCTACCACAGCCACTACGGCTACCACAGCCACTACGGCCACCACCGCTACTACTGCCAACGCCCTGAACGCTAGCAATTCCTACACCGCCGTGGATTTCACAGCCACCTCGGACACCCGGCTGAAGGACGTTTACGGCTCGATTACTGATGCACTGGACAAGGTAGACGCCCTAAGTGGGTTCTATTACCGCAACAACGACAAGGCTCGTTCGCTGGGTCAGGTCAAAGAAGATCAGCAGGTTGGCTTGTCTGCTCAAGACCTACAGGATGTCTTGCCGGAAGCTGTCAGCCGGTGGTCGGTTGATCCTGAGTATCTGGTCGTCGCCTATGACCGTGTCATCCCACTGCTGGTTGAGGCAATCAAGGAACTGCGGGCCGAAGTTAAGGCGCTGAAGGGTTAAACATGCCTGTTTCAAACCCAGCACAACTTACAAGTGTCGTAGCTATATTTGGCGGTCCCGGCTCGCTCAGTTCCTATCTGGCTGGCGGTACCTACGTTCCGCCCGGAACAACAGGCGTTAATGGGGCTGTGCCAAGCAGCCTGCCGATACCGCTCTCCAAACTGGCTGGTACAGTTAACTTCACTCCGGTCACTAATACCTACACCAGTGGATCTGGCAACGAGACTGTGCCTACGGGTGCGTCTAGCCTGACCCTTACTGTAGTCGGCGCTGGCGGCACTGGTGGTAGTTCGTACACCGATTCTGGCTCTGATATTTACAACAGCGGTGGCGGCGGCGGCGGCGCGGGCTATTCAACCATAACCAGAGCGGTCGCGTCGGGTGATTGGTCTACGACGGTGGCGTATTCCGTTGGCACATCCGGCGGTGTTTCTTCGACCACGACGGGTTCGCTTGCCGCAGGGTCTGTGTCTCTGACGGGCGGCGGTGGCGGAGCTGGCGGTAGCGCCGACAGCGGCAGCGGGGGCGCGGGCGGCACTGGTGGTACGGCGTCCGGCGGCAGCACGAACACCAGCGGTTCTACGGGCGGCAACGGCTCTGCCAGCAGCAGTAGCGGTAACCCCGGCGGCGCGGGCGGTGCCTCTGGCGGGACGGGCTACGGTACTGGTGGTGATGGTGCGAGCGCCCCCGGCACTGCTGGTGCTGTCGGCGGCGGCGTCGTTATCTTCGCTTGGACGTAGGAGGCGGTATGGCTTGGGCAGACGTACTTAAAGCGGTAATTCCGATCATCGTAGCGAGCCTAGCTTGGCTGCTGGGTCAGGTGTCGTCGGCCAATGAGCGGCTGGTTAAGGTTGAAGCGGCTATGCCCGCCCTTATCACCAAGGAAGGCGTCCCCACGGACAGCCCCCTTTCGGCTGAACGTCGGGCTAACCTGAAAGAAGAATTAAAGCGCGAAATCAACGACTTACACGTTCGCGTTATGCTGCTGGAGCAGTTGAAGAAGTAAGAGGGGACAGCCTTTGAAGATCGCCGTTTACGCCATCAGCAAGAACGAAGAGCAATTCGTCGAGCGGTTCTGCAATTCAGCCAAAGAGGCCGACTATGTCGTCATTGCAGACACTGGCAGCACGGATGGGACAGTGGATACTGCACGGAGCTGTGGTGCTGCTGTTCATAGTATTTGCATCAGCCCTTGGCGCTTTGATACTGCTCGCAATGCTGCCTTGGCGCTTATACCGGGCGATGCTGATGTTTGTATCTCACTGGACCTCGACGAGGTTCTAGAGCCCGGCTGGCGCGAGGAGATCGAGCGCGTCTGGAAGGACGACACGACCCGCCTGCGCTACTTCTTCGACTGGGGCTGCGGTATCAAGTTCAAATACGAGAAGATCCACCACCGCAAGGGCTACCTGTGGCATCACCCGTGCCATGAATACCCGGTGCCCGACGGCCGCACGAGAGAGGTCTGGGCCGACACGGATATGCTGCTGGTCAGCCACCACCCCGACCCGACCAAAAGCCGCGGGCAGTACCTCGACCTGCTGGAGCTGTCGGTCAAGGAAGACCCGGCCTGCCCCCGCAACGCCTTCTACTACGCTCGCGAGCTGTCCTTCCACCGGCGCTGGCACGACGCCATAGCCGCATGCGAGCGGTATCTGAAGCTGCCCGCGGCCACTTGGCACAACGAGAGGTGCTACGCCTACCGGGTCATGGGCAAGTGCTACGAGGAGCTGGGCAGGCCATGGGACGCCGAGGCGGCCTACCACAGGGCCTGCGCCGAGGCGCCCAACACCCGCGAGCCGTGGTGCGCCATGGCCCTCCTGACGTACCGCCAAGGCCGCTGGGCGGAGAGCTACGCCGCCGCCATGCGCGCCTTGGCCATCACCGATCGCGCTCTGGTCTACACCTGCGACCCCGAGGTCTGGGGCTCCCAGCCGCACGATCTGGCCAGCATCGCCGCGTGGCATCTGGGCCTGCGTGACGTCGCCACCGAGCAGGCGCGGCTGGCCGTCGCGCACAACCCAGCCGACGTCCGGCTGCAGAAGAACCTTGAGATCATCTCGCAACCCATTGAAACCGCAGCCTAAAAGGAGAAACGCAGATGTTTGAACTATTGGGAGGCGGCATCTTCGGAAGCCTGCTGGGCGGCGTGTTTCGCCTCGTGCCGGAGGTTCTGAAGTCTTTCGACAAGAAGAACGAGCGCACCCACGAACTGTCGATGTTCGACAAGCAGTGCGACCTCGAGAAGAACCGCGGCGCGCAGAAGCTGTCCGAGATCAGCGCCGCGCGGGAGTCCACCCTCGACACCGGCGCCATGGGCGCCCTGCAGGCGGCCATCGTCCAGCAGACCGAGATGGTGAAGGCCGCCGGCGGCTGGGCCGCCGCCCTGTCCGCCTCCGTGCGGCCGGTTATGACGTATTACATGCTGCTCCTGTACGGACTGGTAAAAATCTGCTTGGCGTGGGACGCCATGCGCATGGGCGCCCCCTTCGTGGATGTCATGCCGAAGCTGTGGTCCGTTGACGACATGGCCCTGCTGGCGGGCGTCGTAAACTACTGGATCCTCGACCGCACGCTGGCCAAGCGCGGTATCTAGTGGACCTCACCCTGACGATCGAGCTGGTGAAGCGGTTCGAGGGGTTTCGGGCCAAGCCCTACCTGTGCCCGGCGGGTATCGCCACCATAGGCTATGGATCGACGTCCTACGCTGACGGCCGGCTCGTGACGCTGGCCGACGCGCCCATCAGCAAGGAAGACGCCCACGCGCTGATGGAGACCGAGCTGCGGCACCGCTATCTGCCTGCGGTCCTGCGGTTTTGCCCGGCGATCCGGGGGGACGTCAAAACGGTCAACGCGCTGACGGACTTCTGTTATAACCTCGGAACTGGTAGACTTCAGACCAGCACCTTGCGCCGTAAAGTAAACTCCCGTGACTGGACCGGGGCGCGAGAGCAGTTGAGGAGATGGGTCCGTGGTGGCGGCCGTGTCCTACCGGGTCTAGTCGCGAGGCGAGAGGCTGAAGCAGCTCTCCTGCCCCTTGGGAGTGAGTGATGATCGAAGTCCTAATCAGCCGCGTCTTCCACAGCCGTAATCTGGCGCACTGGAACCACTGGCGCACCAAGTCCTACGCCCAGCACAAGGCGCTGGGCCACTTTTACGACGACGTGATCGAGGCGCTGGACAACATCGTCGAAGCCTATCAGGGCGCCTTTGAGCTGGTCGGCACGATCCCGGCGCCGGAGAAGAGCGACAACGACATCCTCAAGCACCTTGAGGCCGAGGCGGCTTGGATCGAGGAGCACCACGACGAGATCTGCAAGGGCAACCGCGCCGTGGCTAACCTGATCGACGCCTTGGGCGATGTGTATCTCACCACCATCTACAAGCTGCGGAACCTGAAGTAGCCATGGATTATCAGGTTCTGTTCAACTTGGCCGTGTGCGCCGCCGCCTTTTTTGGCGGCTGGATCCTCAACAATATCTATCGTGCCGTCGAGCGGCTGGATAAAGACATCCGCAGCCTCCCGCACGATTATGTCTCGCGGAACGATTACCGCGACGACATGAAAGAGATCAAGCACATGCTGGCCCGCATCTTCGACAAGCTCGAGGGAAAGGCAGATAAATGACTTCCGCCACCACGACGACCTTCACGACGCTGCAGCAGGACATGCGGCGCTATCTTGAGCGCGGCGCCACGCTGGCCTCGGACGCCGTGGTCTACGAGCAAATCCCGCGCCTCATCAATCTGGCCGAGCGCCGCATCGCCCGCGAGCTGAAGGTTCAGGGCTTTATCAACGTGGTCACGGGCACCATGAGCGTCGGCCTGTCGGTCTACGATAAGCCGGATCGCTGGCGCGACACGATCAGCATCAACATCGGGACGGGCGCTAACAACGACACGCGCCAGTTCCTTTTCACGCGAGGCTATGAGTATCTGCGCAGCTACTGGCCCGACAGCACCCAGACCGGAACGCCGCAATTTTACGGCGACTACGACTACAGTCACTGGCTTGTCGCCCCCACGCCGGATGCGGAGTATCCCTTCGAGGTTCTGTATTATGAGCTGCCGCCGCTTCTGAGCGACGAGGTTCAGACCAACTGGATCACGGAGTACGCCCCGGAGCTGCTCCTGTATGCGTCGCTTCTGGAGGCCACGCCGTTCCTCAAGAACGACGAGCGCATACAGGTCTGGCAGGCCATGTACGATCGCGCCGCGGCCATGCTGAACGGCGAAGATCTCAAGAAAATCTTGGACCGCTCGACGGTTCGCAAGGAGGCTTAAATGTCCGTCTACACGCAGGTCTTCGGCGGCACGACGATCTACCCGTCGAACGTGTCCTATCTGTCGCTGGCCCTTACTGCGGACACGACCCTGTCGTGGCCGCTGGAGGCCAACACCGGGCCGGACGTCGCCGCTCGCATCATCGACGTGACGCCGACGGGCGCCTACTCCATCTTCATGCCGCCGGGAGACCAGACTGGCGTAGGCCAGACCACGCTCTTCAACAACATCGGCCCCGACACCATAACGATCAAGAGCAGCACGGGTTCCACCCTGATCTCGATCCAGCAGGGTCAGCAGTGGCAGATCTACCTGACCAATAACACCACGGCCGCCGGCTCGTGGCGCACGTTCCGCTACGGCGCGGCGACCGCGCAGGCGCAGGCCTCGGCCCTCGCCGGTTACGGCCTCGTGGCGCAGGGCAGCGTGCTGTCGCAGGCGTATCCGACGGTCACGTTCAACGCCAACTACACGGCGGGCGCGGCTGACCGCGCGGCCCTGTACGTCTGGGAGGGCGGCGTCGGCACGCTCACCCTTCCGGCGGCGGCAACCGTTGGCAACGGCTTCTTCCTCTCGGCGCGCAACAGCGGCTCCGGCAACCTGACCATCGATCCGGCTGGCTCCGAGCAGATCAACGGCGGCTCGACACTGGTTCTGCGCCCCGGCGATAGCGCCGTGGTCAACAGCGACGGCATCGGCTGGTACACCGTGGGCTTCGGTCAGGACGCCGTGTTTGCCTTTGACTACACGTCGATTGACCTGACCAGCGAGACGAGCCCCTACGTCTTGAGCGGTGCCGAGCTGAACCGCATCGCCTACAAGTTCATCGGCACGCTGGTTGCCGATATGGTCATCGAGGTGCCCGGCACCACGCAGCAATACTGGGTCGATAACGCGACCAGCGGCTCCTTCTCGCTGGGCCTCGCGACGGCCGCGCAAGCAACACCCGCCAACGTCGTTCAGGGCGCGCGCGGCATCTACTACTGCGACGGCACCGAAGTGGTGAACGCGGCCACGGCTGGCATCGCCACGCCGATCGGCATCGCCGACGGCGGCACCGGGGCGACGTCTGCCGGCGGCGCGCTCATCAATCTGGGCGGCACGGCGACGGGCATCGCGGTCTTTGAGGCGGCCAGCCCCGCCGTGGCGCGCACGGCGATCGGCGCGGTCAGCGCCGACGACGCCTACAGCTTTGCGGTGGCGATCAGCTAATGGCTGACAACATCGTCCGCATAGCATCTCAGCCGGGCATCAAGCGCGACGGCACCAAGTTCGAGGGCGATAACTACGTCGACGGGCGCTGGGTGCGGTTTCAGCGCGGCCTGCCGCGCAAGATGGGCGGCTATCGGGCGATCAACAAGTACCTGCAGGGTTTGGTTCGCTCGCTGTATATCTACACGCAGAACCAGCTCACCTACGTTCACGCTGGATCGGCCAATCTGGTCGAGCGGTTCTACATAGACGGCTCGAATAACACGTCCGTGATTGTTGACCGCACGCCGACAACCCTGACGACGGACGCCAGAAACCTCTGGCAGTTCGACACCAACTACGACGGGACGGCGCTGCAGATCATCGCGCAAGTGGCGCCGAACCTAAACTGCATCTGCAACGACGAGGGCGGCCAGCTCTTTATCGGTGACCTTCTCGGCACCGGAGTGCTCACGGAATTGACGACTGGTGGCGGAGAGCTGCCGGCCGGGGTCAGCCTCAC